CGACGAGGGCTTCGATGTTCTACAAGAGCCAGAAGAAGACCATACTTATGTAATGTGTTGTGATGTTTCGAGGGGACAGGGATTAGATTATCACGCATTTACTATTGTGGATATCACAGAAATGCCGTATAGATTAGTGGCGAAGTTTCGAAACAATCAAATGTCACCACTTGTATATCCAAATGCCATCTATTCGGCTGCCAGACAATACAATAACTGCCATATTTTAGTAGAACTTAATGATATTGGTGGACAAGTCGCAGATGTTTTACACACCGAAATGGAATATGATGGTCTTCTGGTTACTACTGTTCGTGGTAGAAAAGGACAGACATTGGATGGTGGATTTGGCTCTGGTCAAAGTCAATATGGTATTCGCACCACCGAAGCAGTTAAAAGAATAGGATGCTCTCTTCTCAAGAGTATGGTTGAAGAAAATAAATTAATTGTTGAAGATTTTGATACAATTAAAGAATTTGTTTCTTTTATCTCAAAGAAAAAGTCATATCAGGCTGAAACAGGACACCACGACGATTTGGTTATGACTTTGGTTCTTTTTGGTTGGTTAACTACACAGACATATTTCAAAGAATTAACAAATTTAGATATTAGAAAAGATTTGTATAAAGACAAAATGAAGCAAATTGAAGATGATATGACGCCCTTTGGGTTTATTCAAGACGGAATAAATGATGCTCCCTCCTATGTGGATATGGGCGATGATGATTTATGGACAGTGGACGAAAATGATAGTTTTAGAATCTAATTTATCAAAATTATACATAGAGGGAAAGAAAATCCATTTTTCTGAGAAACATAAAAAATCTGCTAGAGATTATTAACAATAAAAAGGAGAAAACTCAATGGCATTCCAAATCAGTCCAGGCGTAAATGTCACCGAGAAAGACCTAACTACCATCATTCCTGCTGTCGCAACAACCACTGCCGGTATTGCAGGTTATTTTAACTGGGGTCCTTGCGAAAAAAGAACCACAGTTGCAAATGAAGATGAATTAGTAGCAACTTTCGGTAAGCCATTAATTGGGAATAACACCCCTTCTGCAAATTACTTTTTCACCGCCGCAAACTATCTTGGGTACGGAAACAACCTTCAAGTAGTTCGTAAATGTGTTGCGGGTTCAAACGCTGTCGCACACGCAACAGGGTTTAGAGCAGAAGAAGACGCAGAAAACTTTGCAGGTGGTACTCATAGTGCTGTCCTCATCACAAATGAAGATAACTATTACGATACATGGTTAAGTGGTGTAACCCACCCAGGCGCCGCATCAACAGGTATTTCTGGTGCAGCCGAATCATTCTACTTTGCCGCAAAATACCCAGGCGAACTAGGAAACTCACTTAAAGTTTCTATGTCTGACAAGCACTCAGTTGTAATTGCACAAGCCTATGGTTTAAGTGGTGCAGTTTCTGGTGCTACTGCAATAGCAGTCACTGGTGGTGTTGAATCAGGCTCCGATGACGGAACAAGCGGTGGTGTAAACCAAATATGGGGTGAAGTTGCAGTTGGCGACACCATCACCTTAGTAAATGGTACTTATACAGTAACAGGCTTTAGTGGTGCAAGTGCTAGCACTTGGGCAAACTACGGAAACGGTACTACTGCAAACCATACAGACGAAACAGCACAATATAGTCACATCCATATCACTCCAGGCATTCTCAGCACAGATGCTGATGCTACCAATGGGGGTATTACCGCAACAATCAAATGGGCATATGCAGGACAATTCGACCAAGAACCAACAACAACAACAGATGCCTCTAACGCAGGTGCAGTTAATGACGAAGTTAACATTGTTGTTGTTGACGAAGACGGTAAGTTTAGCGGTACAAGAGGTACTGTTCTTGAACGATACAGTGCTTCCAAAGCAAAAGATGCTAAGAGATTCGATGGTGACAGCAACTACTATGTTGATGTAATCAATAATAACTCCTCTTATATCTGGTGGGGAGACCATCCAGATGCTCTTGGTAACACAAGTGGTGCCTCAGGTGGTGTTAATACTGCAAGAGAATGGGGTTCATTGCTATCAGACATCGAATCAGGTATTTCTGCCGCAGGTGGTGGTAAGTACTTCGAGTCATTAGTCAAGAACTTCTACAGTTCAATGACAGGCGGTGCTAACGGTACATTTACACATACCGCACTCTACTCAAACGGTTATGATAAATTTGCAGATGCAGAAACCGTTGACTGCTCATTGCTACTAGGTGGACCATCAGAAGAAACTACAGGTAAATTACTTGTTGACCTTGCTGCCGCAAGAAAAGACTGTATGGTATTCTTATCACCTAAGAGAAGTAATGTAGTTGGTGTTTCGAGTGCAAGTACTTGTACAAGCAATGTCGTAGATTATTACAACAACGACTTGAATAAGTCATCTTCATATGGTGTCTTTGATGGTGGTTGGAAGTATATGTACGACAAGTACAACGATGTTTATCGTTGGGTGCCACTAAACGGCGACACAGCAGGCTTGGTTACAAGAACAGAACTCACAAACGATGCTTGGTGGAGTCCCGCAGGATTCAACCGAGGACAAATTCGTGGTGTAGTTAAACTTGCATACGAACCCGCACAAGCAAATAGAGATGACCTATACAAGAACAACATTAACCCTGTTGTTTCCTTCCCAGGCGAAGGTACAGTTCTCTTTGGCGACAAGACGATGCAGAGAAAACCAAGTGCATTCGATAGAATCAATGTACGAAGACTCTTTATTGTTCTTGAAAAGGCAATTGCTACTTCTGCTAAGTATCAACTCTTCGAATTCAACGATGAATTTACAAGAGCAGGATTTGTAAATATGGTTGAACCTTTCCTTCGAGACATTCAAGGACGAAGGGGTATCCAAGACTTTAAGGTTGTGTGTGACGAAACAAATAACACCGCAGGTGTTATTGACCGAAACGAATTCGTTGCAGATATTTACATTAAACCCGCTCGTTCAATCAACTTCATTCAACTCAACTTCGTTGCAGTTGGAACAGGAGTATCATTCGAGGAAGTAGTAGGGGCATAAAAAATTCAGTAAAAAAGGGGGGTTATTCATTTAACCCCCCTAAATACTGAGTAAGCCAACTAAAACAACTTTAGGAAATTTAGGAGAAAATAAAAAATGGCAAGTAATAACCTTTCAGCATATAAAGCAGATGCCCTTGCAGGCGGAGGAATCAGAGCGAACCTCTTTCAAGTTAGTGGCGCCATCGGCGCGATATCTAATGAAAGAGATTTAGCATTTATGGTTAAATCCGCTTCAATGCCAGCCGCATCTGTTGGAGAAATTATCGTACCTTATCGTGGTAGGCAAATCAAATTGCCAGGCGATAGAGTATTTGAAGACTGGGAAATCACAGTAATGTCTGATTCAAACATGTCTTTGCGTAAATCTTTCGAAGAATGGCACAATCAAATGCAAACACACGAAGGCAATACTGTAGCCTTCAGCAATAATTTGTTTGCAGACTGGTCAATTCAGGCTTTAGACAGAAAACATAAAGCAATCGCCAATGCAAAATACACTATGTTCCAGTGCTGGCCAAAGGCTCTTGGAGCAATGGAAATGGCATTTGATACTAATGATACTATTGTAGAATTTACAGTAACAATGTCTTACCAATACTGGGAGAACGAAAAACTCTCAGGTAAGCATCGTAGCGATACAGGTGGTTGAGTTTAAGCCCGACTTTTAAACAAGGAATATTTATATTATGCCAGTAGATTTTTTTGGATTTACAATTGGAAGAAAAAAAGAAAAAGATGCGAACAAGATAGGATTAGAAGCAACTGTTCGTAAACCTGTTTCATTTGTCCCGCCCGATTATGATGATGGTGCCACCACAATCGAGGCGGGCAATTTTTTTGGTCAGTATGTTGATTTTGATGGAAACATTAAGAATGACATAGAATTGATTAAAAAGTATAGAGAAATGGCACTTCACGCAGAAGTTGATAGTGCTATTGATGATATATCAAATGAAGCAATTGTTCAGGACGATATTAAGAAAACAGTACAAATGGACTTAGAACATGTTGGTTTGTCTGATAATATTAAAGAAAAAATGCAAGAAGAGTTTGGAAAAATTCTTCGTCTAATGCATTTTCAAGTTAGAGGATATGAACTGTTTCGAAAATGGTATATTGATGGAAAAATGTACTTTCATATAGTAATAGATGAAAAGAAAAAACATCAAGGGATTCAAGAATTACGACCAGTTGATGCAACTGCCATTAGAAAAATTAGAAAAGTAGATAAAGAAACTACCGAAGACGGCATAAAAGTAGTCAAAGAAGTCGAAGAATTTTTTGTATATACAGAACAAGAGGCAGACGATAGACTTGGCGGGTCACAAACGGCAGTCGAAGGTCTTAAGATACATCCCGATTCAATCATCTATGTTCATTCAGGAATGTATGATGTTGATAAGAAAAGAGTATTTGGTTACTTACAAAAAGCAATTAAACCACTAAACCAATGTCGAATGATAGAAGATGCGGTGGTAATCTATCGGATTTCAAGAGCCCCCGAACGCCGCATCTTCTACATCGATGTTGGTTCACTTCCAAAGAATAAAGCGGAACAATATCTTCGTGATATTATGAATCGCTATAGAAATAAATTAGTATATGATGTAAACACTGGCGAAATTCGTGATGATAAAAAGCATATGTCAATGCTTGAGGATTTCTGGCTACCAAGAAGAGAAGGCGGACGAGGCACTGAAATTGATACCCTACAAGGTGGAGAAAACCTTGGTGAAATGGAAGATGTCGAATATTTCAAGAAGAAATTATATCGCTCTTTGAATGTTCCTATTAGTAGACTTGAATCAGATAACGGATTTAATATGGGTCGGTCATCAGAGATTACAAGGGACGAACTAAAATTCTTCAAATTCATTGAAAGATTAAGATTAAAATTCGCAGAAGTTTTCTTACAAGCAATGAGAGTTCAATTGGTTTTGAAGGGAATTATGAAAGAAGAAGAGTGGGAGAAAATTAAAGATGATGTTAGATTTGAATTTGCAAGGGATTCATATTTTACAGAATTGAAGAACAGTGAAGTTCTAAATGAAAGAATGACTCTTCTACGAGAAATGACTGAACATATTGGAAAATATTACTCTATTGAATGGATTAGAAAACATATTCTACACCAAACCGATGAAGAAATTAAAGATATGGACCAAGAAATTCAGAACGAGAGAGAAAAAGGTCTAATAAAAACAGGAACAGAGGATTACTATTGATGTCAAAAGATTTCAAAACATTTTTAACTTCAATGAACGAAAAAGAAGAAGAAGCGGCAGCGCCTGCGCCAGCAGAAGCAGAAGTGACTGTAGATTCTCCTGAAATCGCTCTCGACCCAAGACTAGAAAAAGAAATTTGGCTCGATTCGTTTGATATTGCAGGGAAAACTGTAATAATAAAAAGTTTAGGTTTGGGTCCAACCCAACCAGTTGTTGTTTATATTGACGATAAGCGGTGGGAAATATTCCCAGGTCCAAAAGTAGCAAAAAATGCGGCTAGGCGACACATAAAAAGTAATATGAAAATAAAAGAAAATATTGATTCTGAATTTGAATCGTTCCTTTCAGAAGCGGCGCTTACAAAGTCAGAAGTACAAAGATGGATTAAAAAAAGAAAAAGAAAATTTGATAATAGTACCGAAGCGGCATTTGCTATTGCACATGAATTTGGTATGGAAGATGAATTGGAAAACGAAAAACATTGGATGTGGCCTCTTTTAAAGAAGTTATACAAAGAATCTGTAGATTTTGAAACTATGTTATCATCAGTGACTAAACTTGCAGACGGAACAAATATTAAACTAGACGAAAAATTATCCCGTGAAACACTTTTAGTATATAATCTTCTTGATAAGAAAAACCAAATGATGTTTGAGGAGGCGTTTTATATAAATAAATCGAACCACAATAAGATTATTAATTTTGTTAAAGACCAAATGAAGGGAAGTAAATAATGGATAATGACAGAACAGAATATGAAACAGGTAGTATCACAACTAAAGATGTAATGGATGCTATTCAAAAAAATGATTTGGATAGAGCCAGAGATGCAACAACTACTATCCTATACAAGAAAACAGGGGAACACCTCCAAAACAAGAAAATGGAAATTGCAAACTCTATTGGAAAGCCAGATTATACAAATGATGCTGTACCAGTAGACTTTGAACCTCCAACAACGGAGCCAGAACAAGGATAACAAATGAAACTCATAACAGAAACAACCGAAGATGTAAAATACATCGTAGAAGCAAGTGAAGAAACTGATTCTAAAAACTACTTCATCGAAGGTATCTTTATGCAAGCCGAGAAAAAGAACCGAAATGGTAGACTTTATCCCAAAGACACTCTTATGAAAGAAGTTTCTCGTTATGGAAAAGAACTCGTCGAAAGCAAGAGAGCAATGGGAGAACTGGGACATCCAGAAGGACCATCATTAAATCTTGAACGAGTTTCCCATATTATTACTGAACTTAGGGAAGACGGTAATAATATTACAGGTAAAGCAAAAATTTTAGATACTCCATATGGTAAAATTGTTAAAAATTTAATTGATGAAGGAGCCAAACTTGGGGTATCTTCCCGTGGTATGGGTTCATTAAAGAAAAATAATGATGGAACAAACGAAGTACAAGAAGATTTTATGCTTGCCGCAGTTGATATTGTAGCAGACCCATCTGCTCCTGAAGCATTTGTAAATGGTATTATGGAAGGGAAAGAATGGGTTTGGGAAAATGGAGTATTACAACCCCATACTATTGAAAAATATCAAAAATTCGTCCTATCACAAACAGACAAAAATTTAATCGAAAAAGCCAAACTAACTGTATTTGAAGATTTCTTGTCAAATCTCTAAAAAATATACATAGTAAGTATCTAAAAGATTTTAAGGAGACATATAATGTCAGATAAAGACACCCTAGAACTAGCCAAGGATATCTTGGAACAGGAAACCCTCGAAGAAGGTGGAGCCATTCAAGCAGATGCAGTCAAACCATCTGGTGGTAGTGCTGTAGACACTTCTTCTAAAAATAAGAAACAAAAAGAAACCCCCACAGTCGATACTGATTCCGTAGAGGATTCAGACTTGACCAAGGTAGCCGGCGAAGACAAAGGCGCATCCGAGGTTAATGCACCTGTCGCTGATGGTGAAGAAGAAAATCAAGGTAGTATTGCTACGAAAGCATCTGCCGCAACAGCACTAAAAACACAAGAGCATATGGATGCTCTCTTTGGTGGTGAAGAACTAAGCGAAGATTTTCGTAACAAAGCAGAAGTTATCTTTACCTCCGCTCTTAATGAGCGTACAGAGGCAATCCGTGCAGAACTTCAAGAAGAATTTGACGCTCACCTTACCGAAGAAACAGCAAAAATCTCTGATGAACTTTCTGAAAAATTAGATGATTATCTTAACTATGTTGTTAAAGAATGGGCAGATGAAAACCAAATCGCTATCGAACACGGTCTCAAGAATGAAATCTCTGAATCCTTTATTGGTGACCTTAAAAATCTCTTTGAAAACCACAATATAGAAGTTCCAGAAGAACAATTCGATGCCCTTGCAGAAGCAAACGAAAAGGCAGAGACTTTAGAATCAAAGTTAAACGAACAACTACAAAGTAATATTGACCTTGTTAAGCGTACCGAAGAACTAGAAAGAATTAATGTATTTTCGGCTTCTACCAATGGTCTAACCGACACAGAAGTAGAAACTCTTAGAAGTCTCGCAGAAGGTGTTGAATTCGAATCGACTGAACAATATGCAGAAAAACTAAACATCCTTAAAGAAAATTACTTCTCTAATGATGTATCAGCCACTACTTCAGACGAAGAAGAAAATACTATTGTAGAACAAACCACATATCCAAAACAAATGGATACTTATTTACAATCCCTAACCAGAATCCATAAGGCTACTAACAAGTCTTTGAATTAATAAAAATCAAAAGGAGAGATTAAAATGGAAGATAAAGCATTATTGGCTGAACAACTTCAAAAGAAGTGGGAGCCAGTATTAGAGCATAGCGATATGCCAGCAATTAAAGATTCTTATCGAAAGAATGTTACAGCAATTCTTTTAGAGAATCAAGAGCAGGCATGTCTCGCAGAAGCAACACCCACCAATGTTATGGGTGCCGGTGGTTCACCCCACTTTTCCCAAGGCGGTTCAGTAAAGACCTTTGACCCTGTACTCATCAGTCTCGTTCGCCGTTCTATGCCTAACCTAATGGCATACGATGTTTGCGGTGTTCAACCAATGACTGGTCCTACAGGACTTATCTTTGCAATGCGAGCCAAGTATGTCAGTCAATCAGGTACGGAAGCATTCTACAACGAAGCCATTACTGATGGCGGTAGTGCAGATGCTGGCGCATCGGGTGGTGGTACAGGTCACCACTCAGGTTCTGACCCACTAAATTCACAATTAACTGGTAGAGGTATGCCAACTGCTGAAGCAGAAGGTAAGACTCCAAACCAGATGGCATTCAGCATCGACCGCGTTGCAGTCGAAGCAAAGAGTCGTGCCCTCAAGGCTGAGTACAGTACTGAACTTGCTCAAGACCTCAAGGCTGTTCACGGACTTGATGCAGAAGCAGAACTCGCTAATATTCTTAGCAGTGAAATTCTTGCTGAAATCAACCGCGAAGTCATTCGTACAATCTACAAGCAAGCAAAACTTGGTTGTGAACAGAGTGACCTTCGTGTTGGTGCTTCTGCCGAGAGCATTGACGGCTCTGGCGTAACTAAGGGTGTCTATGATGTTCTTAGAGACTCCGATGGTAGATGGAGTGCAGAACGCTTCCGTGGACTTATGTTCCAAATCGAGCGTGAATCAAATGTCATTGCTAAGGAAACTCGTAGAGGTAAGGGTAACATCATCATCTGCTCCTCAGATGTTGCTTCCGCTCTCTCAATGAGTGGTATCCTTAACCACGACCCTGCCTTCGGTAATCTCACTGTAGATGACACTGGCAACACTTTCGTTGGTGTTCTAAACGGTAAGACAAAGGTATATGTTGACCCATATGCAACTACCAACTATGTTTGTGTAGGATATCGCGGAGAAAGCCAGTATGATGCTGGTCTGTTCTACTGCCCATATGTCCCACTACAGATGGTACGCGCCGTTGACGCTGACAGTTTCCAGCCACGAATCGGGTTCAAGACTCGCTACGGTCTAGTCGAGAATCCATTCTCACGCGGAACTTCTGCTGCCCAAGACAACTTCTTGGAAGCAGGTCGCGCCAATGTCTACTACAGAATCTTCAGAGTAGATAACCTACACGGTATCCTCGCTGGCGGTTCAAACCCAACTTCATAATAGTTGAGTGAGTAAAAGATACGATTGAATGGGGGAGTCCTTCGGGACTCCCCTTTTCTTTTATACATAGTATAGGAGAATTGTTAT